ACTCGCTGATGAGAAAACCAACCTCGAAGGGTTCCTGGGTGACATGTGGGCGCGCTCAGCTGCAAACGTGGAGAATGAGTATTTTCTTAAAGGAACGGGGTCATCGCAGCCTAAAGGCGTGCTTGTTGGCGGAACAGCTGCGCTAACCCTTGACAGTGCTACGACCATCGCCTCTTCGGAAATCCCTGAGCTGTTTTTCTTGCTTCCTGGGGCTTATGCTAACGAAGGCGATGCAGTGGCCTGGGCAACGAACCAGTCCACCCTGGGCGTTATCCGTGGTTTGACTGGTGACAACTTCATGTTCATGCCGACTCCAATGGGTTCGGGGTCGCGTGGGCCAAGTCAGAGTTTGTACGGCGCACCAATGTACACATCCAGCCAAATACTTGCGATGGCTTCTGGCCGTTCGGTCATCGTGATCGGCAATTGGAAGTACTACGGTATTGTTGAGCGCAACGAGATCGTAATCAGCCGTAACCCGTATCTGTACCAGGGTAATGGCCAGGTTGGCTTCTTCGTCAATATAAGATTTGGCGGAGACGTTTTGCAGGCTGAGGCCTTCCAGTACGCACAGAACGCCTAGAACTTAGGCGAAATAGACGGCATGTGGGTGGGGCTTTTACGCCCCACCCACTAACGGAGGTAATATGAAAACAATAAAAGCACTGACAACGTTCGGCGGCCACGATGCAGGCAGAAACGGCAAACTAGTTTCTATGCAGAAGGGCGCTGTTCAGGAGGTCAGCGACGAGTTCGCCAAAGAGGTGATCCGAGCAGGGCAAGCTCAAGCGGTGGACGAAAAGAAGAAAGCCAAGGGGTGAGCGGTGGCACTAGTAACGAGAGCTGACGTAAAGACGTACTTGGGCATCGCGTCAACCGACGACGACGACCTACTTGACGACTTGATCGCCAGCGCCGAAAGCATCGTGGCAGAGTTCACGCACCGCACCTTCGACGCGAGTAGCAGCACCAAGAAGTTCGACGCGGACGCTGACATCGAAAATGAGACCTTGTACTTTTCCAGCGGCTTCGAGTTGGCCGGTGAGCCATCCGCTGTTAGTAATGGCGACGGTACGGCGCTGGTAGCTGATACAGACTATGTGATGGTGCCCTTAAACCGGTTCCCTGCGTATGGTCTGCAGATGTTACCGAGCTCTAGCAATTACTGGCAGGGGAAAAGCAACGGCGACCATGTGAACGCTATCAGTGTGACCGGATCGTGGGGCTATTCGACCAGCGCGCCGAACGACGTGGTGCAAGCCGCAAAGCGGTTGAGCGCTTTTCTCTATCGACAACGAGACACGAACGCGGACGCAGACAGGCCGCTAATCGTGGAGGGCGTGACGATCCTGCCCTCATCGCTGCCGCGAGATGTGGAGCGGATGCTGTCGCCGTATGTACTGAGGAGTTTCTAAGTGGCCAGTAATCTGCGCGCCATCACCGACGCCATCACTAACCTATCGGTTAGTTACACCAACGAGGCCGGGGCAACCGTTACGCCGACAGCGAAGGACATCAACCAGATACCCACTTCTGTTCCGGCGGCAGACGTTCCCATCCGGCTTACTGGTGTAACCACCGAGGGCGGCAATAGTGACAGCATGATGTTTGACGCTGTGGATACGAATGTGGATTACAGCCATACAGTAACGGAGCTGGCGCTGATCGAGAACGTGGGCCTGTCCAGACTATCGGATGAGCTGCCAGATCAACAGCGGTACAGCGACGCCATCCTGGGGACACTGGTAAGCAATCGCGGCATATACACGAACAGCGACATCACCAGCGCCACAGCCACCAGAACGGTGGCGGAGTTTCCGCCCGGAAGCGGTGAATGGTGGTACGCGGTGATTACAGAAGTAATGGTCAGAGAGCTGGCATAGCAGGAGGCTATATATGAGTGAGTACGTAATGACACGCAACCTGATAAGAGAAGACGGGAGCGTGATACCAGCAGGGCAACCACCACCTGAAGGCCTGAGCGATGAGGCTCTGGAACAGATGCTGGCGAAGGGAACAGTGCGGAAAAAGCGGGCGTACAAGCCCGCGCCAAAATCAGAAGAAATAACAGGAGAATAACAGATGGCCGTTTACACCGGTAAGAATCTTGCAGTATTGCTGGACAGCCAGGCCTTTAGCCATGTGAGAAGTGCAAGCGTGAACCATGCTATTGACCTTGTTGAGACAACCGCTGCCGCTGGCACAGTCAAGCAGTACGCTAGTACAGTCAAGGATTTCACGGGAAGCATAGAAGTTCTTCACGATGACACTACCGACCTTTTCGATAGTGAATTTGTGCCCGGCTCCAGTGGTGAAATCAAGATACGACCAGAGGGAACAAGCGCAGGTGCTGTCACCATCAACGGGAACGTCATAATCTCAGGGATAGATTTTGGTGTGCCTTACGATGGGGTTGTTGCAGTAAGTGTCTCCTTCCAGGGGACTGGCGATCTAACTGTAGGAACCCAGTAGTATGCCGACCTTTACGAATGACGAGCTTGGCGTTGACGTTGAGATTGTAGACCTCACCCAGCGCCAAGCCGTACCGTATTGGGAAGCAATGCAAGCAGCAAACGGAGCCACAGGCCCGGCACAGTGGCACTCCATTCTGGAGGCGGCTGTGAAGGGCAAGTGGTTCGCAGGCAAGAAGAAGGTCGATCCACTAGACTACACACCGGCGCAGGCGCGGTGGCTGGCTGAGGAGTTGGCCGTGCACCTGTTGGAGCAATCCAAAATCCCGGAAGCATAGTGCTGGCTGCTGCTGATGCGGCTGAGGGCGTCGGCGGTATGCCAGCCGAGTTAGAGCTGGCGCTACAGTGTGAGCGTTGGGGGGCATTGCCGGAGCCGGGCGGGTTACTGGATCAGCCGATGGGACTGTTGGCCCGCATGAGTGCGGTTCTAAATGTCTACAACGCACTTAAAAGCGAGCAGCAGCGCGGAAGTTCGACGCTGACGGACTGGAGCAGGAGCAATCCAGGAGCGTGGCAAGTGGTGGCGAGGATCGAAAAGATGAGGCGGGAACAAGATGGCTAGAAATGTTCTAGAGGTGGTACTGCAGGGCGTAGATAAGTTAAGCGGCCCAGTGCGGAAGGCTGGCGAGTCTGTTAAGGACTTCGAGAAACGCGCGAAGACATCCAGTGACCGACTGAAACAGTTGGGCAAAGTAGCACTCGGAGTCACCGCTACGTTGGCGGCGTTAGGCGTAACGGCCAAGGTCGCCTTCGACTTAGGTAAACAGGGCGCAGCCATCAAGCAGACCGGGGAATCTTTCGGGTTTCTTATGCGTAAGGTGGGTGCAAGCACTTCTTTGCTTGACCAATTGAGGTCAGCGTCCAAAGGCACCATCAGCGACATGGACTTGATGAGCAGCACTGCTACACTACTCGCCGGCGCGCAGGGCGACTTGGCGCAAGAATTAGCTGGTGCCACTCCGAAATTACTTGAAATCGCCAAAGCCGCGCAAACGCTCAATCCAGCATTAGGTGACACCACGTTCTTATATAACAGTCTAGCGACGGGCGTGAAACGTGCGTCACCGATGATCTTGGACAACCTGGGATTAACAATACGCATCGGTGCAGCTAATTCTGCGTACGCCGAAGCGCTGGGCAAGACGGTGGAGCAGCTGACGGCAGACGAACAGAAACAGGCGCTCCTGAATGAAACCCTGCGGGCTGGCAGTGTGCTAATAGCCCAAGCTGGAGGCGTAACAGATAGCGCGACGGATAGTTATAATCAATTGACGACGGCGTGGGAGAATCTGACTGACCAAGGCAAGATGGTAGTACATGACGCGATCGAACCTATGGTCGCAGCCACAGCAGAACTATTGATTCAATCAAACGAGCACGCAGCCTTGATGCCGTTCATTGCAGAGGCCTACGAACACTTGGCAGACGGTGCCGGAAGGCTTGCGCGCGAACATTTGGCAATGGCAGAATCAATGAGTCGCACAGGACAGGCTGCCGGGTCATTGGGTATCAAGGCGTCTGAACTCGGGAAGAGCTTCCAAGAGGTAGCGGCAATGGTCGCTGCGGCTGGCGGCGCGACTTCGACAGCGACAGGACAAATTGAAAATCACACCAGAGTAGTAAAGGATGGGAGTGGTGCCGCGCATAGGCTGTCTCAAGCAGAAACAGAATTGTCCGTCGCAATGGGTGAAACAAGTCAAGAAATCCTTAATCAGGAAGGCCGTTTAAGGCTACTAACACAAGAGTTACGTGACGAAGCCACAGCGACAACACGGAGCAAGGACGAAACAGCGGCGCTGATACTTCGAATCGTTGAAGCGAACCGAAAACTAGACGAATATAAGGATGCGCTGAAGACAACAAAAGATGCAACAGAAGGCGCCACCATTGCCACCGTCAGTTTCAAAGAACAACTAAACGCAATCACCGATAGTGCCGACCGCGCCATGATTGGGATAGGCAATCTACTGCCGGTGGTTGTCGATGTGGGGGCCGCCGAATTGTCAGCTGCTACCGTTGCATCAGAGTGGGCTAAGATGAACGACCTCGCGGCATTAGCGGCGGGAGAGTTGACCCAAGAGATTATCGACGAACAGGCGGAGCTTGCGAGACTAACTATACAAGTGGAAAGCGCCAGATTCGTAGACGATAAATTAAGGGAAGCGTGGATAGCGTCCAAGAACAGGTTGACGGAATTGACGGACGGGCTAACAGGCAACACCGGGACGCTTATAGACAACACAGCCGCCAAAGAAGCGAACAGATTAGCGACGGAGCGCGCCAACGAAATAACTGACCTATACCGGATTATGACAGGCGGCGCCACAGCAGATACGATTGCGCTGGAGAAACAGATAAGGGCAGCGACAGAGGCGTTCGAAGAGCAGGGGGACGCGAGCGGTTTCACCGCAGACGAAATTGCTAAGTTGCGCTTCACGTTATTGGGAATGAATGACATATTGCGCGAGCAGCGAAGGGTTACAACATCCAGTATATCAGCCCTAGACCACATGACACAAGCCGCGAAACGGTCATGGCTAGAATTATCCAAATTGGGGACGGTAATGCCGGGCATGCCCGGTGGTGCTCCACCGGGAGAGTATGAAGGGCCTGGTGGCGCCGAAAGATTCGCGGAGGAGCAAGGCTGGCAGGTCAGCGCGGCGGGACGCGACCAAGAGAAACACGCCAAGGAGGTGCTAGGACAAATAGCGGCTCAGCATTCCGGCGTTTGGGAGAGCGGCGGCGATATGTCCGGCTGGGTGAAAGAGTTCATGATGAGCGGAGCGGGAACAGGGCTTGCGGCAGGCTTTGACGAGAGCGTAATAGACGCAGCTATCAAAGACCAAGAATATGCACACGCGCAAGGGGCGCACGGCCTTTCTGGTGTCGTTCCGGGCGGTTTCCCAAATGACTCGTTCTTGATAGGTGCGACCAGCGGCGAGCATGTGCAGGTTACACCAGCCGGAAGAGGCAACGGCGGCGGCATGGTTATAAATAACTTATATCTAACGGGCGTGCAGACGGACAGCCAGCTATTCGATGCAGTCACGCGCGTAGCGCGCCAACGCGGGCGGGCCTTCGCGAAGGTAATGTGATATGCCAACGCCTGCGTGGACTCTAGCAATAGACGGCATCGTAAGCGCCGGAACATTCACCGATATATCCAGCTACATGAAGACGGCGACGTGGAGTATCGGGTTCGCTAGTCCATACGAACCGATCGCCCGCGAGTCGACGCTGTCGGTGGTGCTTAATAATTCAGATCAGCGGTTTAGCCCGGAGTACACCAGCGGGGCGTACTATGGCAACCTTGAGCCGGGGCTGGTCATCCGGCTCCAGTCCACAGACCCTGCCGACAGCACCGTAAGAATAAATTTCATTGGATGGGTCGGCAGTATCCAACCCACAGCCGGAGTGTCGCCCGACGAATGCACCATAGAGGCTCAGGCGTGGATGAGCCGCGCACAGTTGTCGGAAGTGTCGATTGCCGTACAGGAGGACACCACCTACGACGCGGTTTTAGATAAAATCTTGGAAACTGCGCGAGTCTATCCTCCGGGGACAAGCGCGTGGTTTCTCGGCGTGACGGGACAATCAGAGCTTGGGCAAAATACGGAGTTGGGAGCGACATCCACGTTTAGCAATTTTGAGGCCGGTATCAGCGAGTTCCTCTTCGCCGGAGACAATTTTTCAGGTAGCACGTCCATTTTCGGGGCGTTTCAGGACACCGTGGGGAGAGAGTATGGGCGCTGCTGGCAGGCGCGAGACGGTTCGTTGCATGGAATCAATCGTCACAATCTGATCAAAAAGAAAACCACCGACGTGACGCTGTCTAATTCATTTTCAGACATGGCCTACGAGTACGGCGACCCGCAAGACATGGCGAATATGGTTTCCGTGAAGGCACGCACGCGGCGCGAGACAGCCGCGCAGGTGGTGGCAGGACTACAAAACCCCGTTTCCATTGCTGGCGGTGGCGGTACGGTTGACCTGACATACGTTGTAGAAAGCCAGGACAGCGGTGTGAGTCTCGCCGTGAAGTCGCCCATTTCGCCCGTGCAGACGACTGACTTTCTCGTGAACACGGCCAGCGACGGCACTGGCACCAATATAACCACGAGTGTGACTGCGAGCATTCCCAGCGCTACCAGCTTCGCAACACGGGTAACAGTGACGTACACGAACGCCAATGCGAGCGCAGGTTATATCACGTTCGGGCAATTGCGCGGAACCAAACTGGACGAATTTGCCGTGGTGGAACAGACGCAATCAGACGACACCAGTATTGCCACATACGGCAAGCGGCAATTGACGTGGGAGTACGCAGCCGACAGCACGACCACAGCGGACGCGATTGGGGAGTTCATTTTACTGGAGCGCAAAGACCCCAGAGGACGCGTGAAGTCACTTTCATTTAAGCCGCAAACCACGGCAGCTCTGCTGACTGCGGCGCTTACCCATAGCATATTCGCCAGAGTGGTCGTCACTGAAACGCAGACCGGCCTCAGCTCGCAGCCATACTTTTTATTGAGCGAAACCCACGCGATCGAAGCCAGCGATTACAGCGTCCTTTGGGGGTTGGAATCAGCCAGCGCCACGAATTATTGGGTACTAGGCACAAATACGCTGGGTGATAATACCAATCTGGGGCCACTTTAGGAGGCGACATATGCGGATCGTAGCAGCACATCAGCAGGCATCAGTTCTAAACGGGGGCGGTTATCGCGCATGGCTGCAGAGTATAATAACGGCGCGCTGGGCGCATGATATAGACTGGGAGGTTGACGAGGATGCACCGCCGATTGTGGCGTATGTCAGCCGGGGCGTTTGGATTGCCACCTGTGACCTGGACACCGAGCCACCATGCGGGGGAAGTATCGTAGCGACTTATAAAGACCCCTTGTTTTTCTGTGACGAATGTTGTAATTTTAGCGTGGGGCAAAAACTCCGCAAGGTAAAGTTTCCGAGCCAGAAGAGCAGGCTCGTCATTGAGGAATTACTGACAGCGAGGCCGCATCCGGGCCTGCGCCACTACAGACCGCAAGACGGCGACACGGTGGCCGTTCTAACGGAAGAGAACGCAGCGAAACCGTGGACAAAATAGACGGAGGCATAGAACGATGAGCTGGACGGATCCAACCACAAGAGCGACTGGAGACTTGATAACGGCCACGATTTGGAATCAGATGCTAGGCCCGTCGGGCAATCAGGTGCTCACGGCGCCGGGAATTATTACGACTGCTGGCGATATAGTTTATGGCACAGGTAATAACGCAACCGCAAGGCTCGCCTCATCCGGGCATGGTGACAAA